GCCATACTAGCGTCTCCTAGTCTGCTTTTGGGCTCGCTTATTTTGATCATTTAAGTAACCAAAATATTCCACCCAACCACGCACTTCAACACTGCTCATTTGTAGCACTTCTTCTACACTCTTACCTAACTCTGTGGCTAATCTGTATAGAAACAGCAAGTCAGGGGAGTTTTTTAGTTTCCCAGTGCTTCATCCACAACGGTTTCATCCTCATTAAATCTAGTAACAATACTTAAAATAATTTTAGGATCAACCCCTCGTAGAAGTTTCTGAACATCACTGGCATCAAATAACATTTTATCATCCTTGTCTCTGGCTCTCTGAATAAGAGTCCAAACAAGTGCTTCAGTTGTCTTACCTTTTTGTGTCAACTCGATAATTTTGTTTTCTTCAGCAAGTGTAGTGCTTGGTCTGTAATAAATTTCCGTGTCCCACTCTGGAACCGGAATTGGACCTTTTAGCCCTTGTGCTAAAACATCCTGAAAGTGAGCTGTTGCTCTATCGATTAATTTACTCATAATCTAGTTCGCCTCTTTGTTAGTTTATTCAGAACAGGAGTAATGATTCCACTAGGTGCCTGGCGGCTGGAACCTCGATCAAGTATACCTATATATGGGGCTCTATTTTCGACTATCACGCCAGTGTCTCCAATTCTGTAAGAGCCAATGGTTTTCCTCCATTGACTGCGAGCATACCCAGTTCTTATGGGTGTTATATCTCTCGCATCTGTATTTATGTCTGAAATTAATGAATCGATAGCACGCTCAAGACTCCTGTTAAGATCTTTTACGATCGTTTTTGGATTACTTGAACGCACCATCGATCAATTTTCCTTAGGCTGCGTATGTTAGATCGCCAGTTCCGTCGAACGCAATTGAATACTCAACTGCTCCGTCAAAACTTGCGCTTCTTGATACGCTTGTTAAGATTGCGCTACCGCTATAGTAACTGCCTCCAGTACCTGCTGGGTACAATTCGAAATCGATTGTATCGCCAACACGGATACGGCTTGTTGTACCAACAACATCCGCACCATCAGCACTGTCAGGAACAGTAGTATCTGCTGAATCCGCATCGTGTCCCAAGTTAACATCGTTGTCATCCCAGTATCCATCAACTGTGCCAGAGAAACCTCTGAAAGTTGATAGGATTGAACGACTAGTGTCTCCCATTGTTGTAACATCAATGGTTTCACTTGTCTCTTCTAGGTTGAAACTTGTAACATGTAGCAATGCGTATACAGTTCCACCATTAGGTCCAACCTTTACAACGCCATTTACGCCTTTAATTTCGCTCATCGTGTTCTATCCTTTATATATAAAGTTGCGCTCTTGCGCTCTTATGTATTACCTCGAGTATAGTAATATTTCACTGTCCACACTATTGCCGCTTGTCCAAATGGAGCAGTTTCGGCAATTTCACGGATAATCACTTCGCTTGTGCCACTGTTGCTTGCGTTGCCGCCCATGGTAACATCAGTGCTTAACCGCTCTTCAATCAACTCAATAATAGAGTTACGAGCAGTATCTCTGTTGTTGCCATGTACAACAATGTTGATCAAGAAGTCCATGGTTCCTTCACGCCTTACAGCGTCACCAAAACTAACATCCTCCCTGACCTCGTTTGCTGTTTCAACAAGCACATGCGGAAATGCTGTAACCGCTAATTGCGTTAAATCAGTAGGTTCGCGAGTAACACTCCCTACCTGACTGATTGCGCCTATTTGAGTAACAATGTGTGCCGCAATGTCTTCACGCTTGCTCATCTATAAATCCTATCTTGTCTAACTTTGTGCTTTTCAGTTCTCGTAACTGTGCCATCGTTGTCCAGATCGTATTCAACGCCCTGGGCGATTTCCATGTCGATTTCTTCATGGAATCTATTACGATAGTATTCAATCATAGTCTGGAAAGTATCTCCGCCGACTTGAAAAGGACTTAGTAAAGGAAGGATATGAGCATATAACGCTCTGAACACTGTAGCACGAGTCCATTGTGTATCAGTTAGCAATGTGGCATCAAATTCAGCACCAACGGCTCTACCAATTTGATCAAATCCTTGGGTAAAGGTTTTGTTATACCAGTTAACTTCGAGGTAACGGTTTACATCACTCTCGGCTTCGGTTAACTGAGTGGTAAAGTCGGTGATACCATGATTTACAATACTTGGAACATATTGTGTTAAATCTGAATTTTGAGCATACGCCATATCCTATCCCTCCTCAATTATAGAGTTGCGTCTGAAGTGATCTTGACAATCTTAGCAGAGTCGAGAACACCAGCGCCAAAAGCGCCACTGGCCACTACTTCGAAGCCACGGATTGATTCGTCACGCTGTGTAGCGATACGAAGATCACGCTTCATTACCATACCAATAGCGGCAGGATGGAACACAGCACTGATTGCGTCACCTGAGCTATCTACATCAATAGAAGCACTTTCATAAATGTCACAACCTGCAATAGTACCAATGTAGTACTGGCGAGCAGCAGCATTTGCTAAGTCTGGTGAAGCACCGAAGTTACCACCAGCGTTTAGTAAACCTTGCTTAAGGTTATAAGCAGCAAGTGGGTGTAGAATTGCTACACAACCAGTTGTTGGTACACTGTTATTTCTTAGTGTTGCCATCGCCTTAAGGATGTGCTGGATTGTAAG